ACCTTAGATATTAACAACGACGAACCTTATGCTTACCTGTTAGGATGGATAGTAGAAGAAATACATAAAGTACAGAAGAAATAGCTACATTTGTAATCACTTCTAAAGGCAACACACATCTTGTATGCCGTAAAAGGTAAATCTTTAAAGCTGACGTTGGTAGCGTTGGCTTTTATTTTGTCTAAAAAATAATTAAGAATATTTCTTGCATCTTAAAAATAATTAAATACCTTTGGAGTATGAAACAAAGAAAACAAACAGAACTTTTAGCTAAAATCAAGGATTCGGGGCTAACAAAGGTTTTCATAGCAGAGAAGATAGGAATTAGTAATGCTCACTTATCAATGATGCTTAATGGAAACGCAACATTTTCAGAAGAACACAGAAACAAAATCAACAGTTTAATCAACCAAGCGCTTAAAATAGCCGTTTAGGTTATTGGCGCCTCTAAAATTTTAAAAAAAATTAAAAACATGGCAGAAAGAAAGTCATTATCAAAGAAAATCAGATTTGAGGTATTTAAAAGAGATAGCTTCACTTGTCAATATTGCGGTTCAAAATCTCCAGATGTTGTTTTAAATGTAGACCACATAAATCCTGTTGCAAAAGGGGGTAAGAATGAAATGTTAAACCTTATAACAAGTTGTTTCTCGTGTAACAGCGGAAAATCAGACAGACAGATATCCGATAAAACTATTGTAGAAAAGCAAAGAGTTCAAATAGAAGAACTGAACCTACGTAGGCAACAACTAGAAATGTTATTGGAATGGAAAACAGGTTTACAAGACATTAAATCAGATGAAGCGCAAAAAGTATCAGACTACATAGAAAAAATTACTGGCAAGGTGAGTTTAACTCCTATAGGACTGAAAAACATGCAAAAACATATTAAAAAATTTGGTCTGCAAGAAATATTAGATGCTGTAGATATAGCTTTTGAAAAATACTACAAAGAGGATGAAGAGGGAAGTGATGCTATTGCATTCAAAAAAGTTCCTGCTATTGCTTTTATAAATACTCAACCAAAGCACATGAAAGATATTGCGTATGTAAAGGGTATTTTAAGAAACAGAATTTATTTAAATGACGCAGTTGCTAGCAAATCTCTTTTAGATTTCCATAATGCAGGCGGTAATATGCAGGCTGTCATAGAATACGCTAAAAAGGTTAGGAATTGGACTATTTTTATCGCAGAAGTTCAAGGAGCTACCGAAAAGATGTTAGAAGAATCTGAACTGGAATTTTAATTATGGCGTATAGATATTCCGACACGCTAAAGTGGCAAGACGAATGGTTCGTTGACCTATCAGCAATTGAAAAATTATTATTTCTATACCTCTGTGACAACTGCGATATTGCGGGATTTTCAGAATTATCTTATAGAAAAATAGCTTTTGATTTAAATACTAAAGAGTCAGAAATAAAAGGGGCTGTAAAGGGGCTTGGTAAAGGTGTATTTGTATCTGATGATGAGAAGTCTTTACTGGTTAAAAACTTTATTAAGCACCAGAAAAACTTACCAATTAATCCTGATAATAAGTCACATCAAGGAATTTTAAAGAGAGTGGCTATTTATTTGCCTAAATTCAAAAATATGGCTTTAGATAACCAAGAAGGCTATTTATATAAAGGGGCTACTAAGCCCCAAGAAAGGGGTACTGGTAATAATATACCTACTACTAGTAATGTAAAGTCTATAGATACTAGGGTTATAGAATTTAAAAAGTTATTATATACTTATGCCAAGTACGATAAAAACCCTAATGGAATTTATGATTCTTCTTTAGTAAAAAGTTTCTTTGAGTATTGGAGCGAAGCAAATAAATCTAAAACTAAAATGAAATGGGAAATGGAAAAGACATGGGATTTAAAGTTGAGGTTGGCAAGGTGGGCTAATAGTCCTTTTAACAAACCAAAAGAAAAAGCTTTTGAAGCACAAGAAGCAATGTCTTATGATGATTACACGACTGGAATTTAATAAAGTAAGCTAATGATAAAAAAATCAAGTGAAATAAAAAAGAAGCTCGAAACGCTAAGAGCAGTAGGAAATGTCAAAGGTGAACCTACAGGATTTAAAAACCTAGACGATGTGTATTCAATTAAATACGGTTCTTATACAAATATTCTTGCAGCACCTCATACAGGTAAAACAGAATTTGGACTAGAGTTAATCGTAAACCAAGTACACAAACTAAGCAAAAAGGCTTTAATCTATTCTCCTGAAACTGGAAGTGTAGAGGATATTTACGCAGAATTGATACATAAGCATTTTGGGAAATCAATGATTAAATCCAATAAGTTTTCATTAGAAGAAGTTAAGTTTGAAAATGCCTTGAACTACGTTGACCATCATTATTCAGTAATAGATAGTGACGAAAGGTCTTACACGTACTACGACATTATGAATTTATGTACGGATGAAGATTTAATCTTTGTAGACCCTAATAATGAAGTTAAGCATGATTTAAAACCCGAACACAATGGTAGGCAAGATATTTACATTGAAGACGTATCAGCAGACATTAGGAGATTTTGTAAAAAAGGGAATAAGCACATGATTATTACGATGCACCCTATATCTCAAAAGCCTTTATTTGATTACAAGGTTAAACGCACTTACTACCCAATGCCAACAGCAAGGGAAGCTGCGGGGGGACAGGCATGGTATAGAAAAGCTATGGGATGGATTAATATGTGGAGACCACCAACATTCATTAAAGACCCCTTTACAAAAGCTAATTACGAGGACAACATTGTTTTGATTAATATTCAGAAAGCAAGACCTAAAGGAATTGGAACATTAGGAACAAGACCGATGTATTGGGATTGGAAGAGAAATAGGTACTATGAGAAATTCCTTGATAGCAGACAGTATTACGCTTATGAGCATTTGAATATTAATCCGATGTTGGCGGTAATACCCGAAGAAAGAACAATTGAGATTGATGCTTCGCAAGATGAAGAAGGAGATATGCCATTTTAACTATGAGAGAAAAACTAGAGTTATATTTTAAAAATTTATCAGATTATTATGCAATAGCAATTGAAGATATACAACCATCTTCAATTGCTCTTAGCATGATAAAGGGAATTGCTTTAGATTTTGAATTTGATGTTTTAAAATATTTATCGGAGCAAATAGCAAAAGGCAAAACCGAAGATGAAAAGGAAAAAATAAAGATTGAAGCTAATTTAAAAGTCGAAGAAAAAATAGAGCGTGTAAAGATACTCCGTAACGCAATAAAATCTTTAGAACGACTAGTTGGTAGGGAAGAGAGCATTAGAGCTTTCATATCGCTTAAAAACAAGGAAAACGGGATGCTTTTAGATAGGATTAAAGAGTTAGAAGATAAAATACAAAACATGGAGGCATTTATAGCGAAAGAAGATGAATAAAGTACTCAATCGAGATTACAGTTTGGCTTATACATCATTCACAGCAAATGGCATTAAATACAAGTTGGTAGGAACTAAATGTGAGGAATGGGAAAAAATTAATTTATGCGAAGATGATTGGAAAGATGAGAATGGTAAATACCACACAATTGTAAGGGAAATGCTAATGGTTCGGCAGAAGGAAAAGAAAATAGAACCAATAGAATCATCAGAAGTGAAATTAAACACACAAGATAAAAAATTAAAAGGAAGAGCAGTATGACAAACATGAAATTATTAACAAGCGGAGTTACGACAGATGACTTTATCGCTTTAGGATTTATTGAAGAGAATGACGGAAGCGATAGCGCTTGGGGATTTGATTGGAATTTCAGAAACGAAAAGTTCCACATCATAATCGACCCTACATTTGAGGTTAAATTAGGTAGACTAGATGTTGACTCGGATTACATAACCATTGTCGTTGATGACAAATTTGAATTAGAACAATTATTAGGATTTATATCATGAAATTAGACAGAAAGAAGTTAAATACTAAGATTGAGGCAATTATTGGTAATGGAGTCGTTGAATGTGAAGAGATAGATGTAACTACGAAAAAGGTAATGGAAGCCTTAGAAGAGCTAATCTTAGCGGTAGAGAACCAATATTAGAAACAGAAGTAAAACTTAATACAGAAACTAAAAAGAAACAAGGGAGGAGTATATAAATGAAAGTAATTATAGCAGGTGGTAGAAATTTCGCTAACTACACACTGCTTTGCGAAAAATGCGATAAGTTTTTAATTAACCAAGGAGATAGTGTAGAGATTGTTTCAGGAGGCCAAAGAACTAAAGGAGAAAATGGAGAGGATGATTATGGAGCAGATTATTTGGGAGAGATTTATGCCGAACGTGCCAGAAAATGTAAATTAACCATATTTCCTGCTGATTGGGATAAATATGGCAAGGCTGCGGGTTCAATCAGGAATAAAGAAATGGCTGAATATGCTGATTCTTTAATAGCATTTTGGGATGGCAAATCTAAAGGCACTAAAAATATGATTGATTTAGCTATAGCACATGGATTATCGGTCAGAGTAATAACCTACAATCACAGAAACAGAAAAGATTGTTAAATGAAAGAAAACCCTAACAACAGAAACCTACTAATAAAACTCTTTGGAGAAAAGTGGATAAAGGGAAGAGATGAAAGAATGAAAAAGATGTTGGGTATTAAAGAGAGTAAACAACTTAAATTAGAATTATGAAAGAGGAAAAACAAACAGTTTTGGGAATTATGAAAAAATACCCAGATATTTTTATTAAAGAAACCGGGTACATAGGCAATAAAGGAGAAAGATTGCATTGCCGTACAGCTCTTACTTTTGTTCCTAGAGAAGTAAATGGAGAAACCAGATTATTTGAGGTGAGGGCAGATGTAGAGATAAATCAAGAAAAACCTTTTTGTATTAGAGAATTAGATTGGCATTTTGCGATGAGAAAATTTTATACAGAATGTATTGATGTATCAGAAGGATTTAGTAATGGCAACTCTCATAGTGAAAATGGAATACCAGACTTTTAATTAAATTTTTAACTTTGGACAAATTAAAACGGAAACAATGAGTACAATCGAACCAGTAAAAGATTATGTAGTTCTCGAAAGAGAGGAAGCACAAGAAAAGACAGCAAGCGGACTTTACATACCTGCACCAAGTCAGGAAAAGCCTTTAAGAGGTAAAGTGGTAGCAGTGGGAAACGAATTAAGCCCTAACACTGTAGTTAGAATGGGAAGAACCATGCTATACAAAAAATACGGAGGAACGGAAACAAACATTGATGGCATAGATTATGTTATCATCAAAGAAAGCGATTTGCTTTTAGGACTATAGAAAAACAATTGTTAATCAATATAAACCACAAAGTCATGACAACAAACAAAACAACAGCTAAAGAAGTAGCACCAAAAGAAACTACTCCTAAAGTAGAATCCAAAGAATTTAACGGAGAAACAGTTAGCGATACTCCGGTAGGACTTGCAGAAGGAGATACGGCTCATGAATTATCAACAGCAGTATCTACACACGACTTAGCCCCTAAAAAAGAGATGGACGATAGTAAAGAAAGCAAAGAAGTGATTAAGGAAGATGAGAAAGTAAAAGAGGCTGTAGTGAACGGAGATGTAGCAGGATTAACAGCATCACAACTTAGCGTTTTACAGAAGCCGTTAGTAGCTGACCCGATTTCAAGTAAACCAGTTTATGAAACTGCTGAACAATGGACTTTAGCACAAGCGGCAGCAGGTAAATTAGGAACTCCATCGGAATAAAAATCTTTACTACAAAAGAAAGCCCCCTACTCGAAAGAATAAGGGGCTTTGTCTTAAAAGAGATTTTTACTAAGCGTTTGTAAGCGCCATTACCGCAGCAGCAGTTTCGGTAACAATTAAATTAACTTGATAACGAGCCTGATTATAAGGCAACTCATAAAGAATGTTAGTTACACCAGTTGTATTGTAGGCGGTAGTTCTTGTTGTAACCGAAAGAATATTTCTTGGGTTAATGTAAAGTGTTTGAGTTACAGTTGCACTTGTCTCTTGATTAGAAAGTTTAGAGTAACTCGTTACGGGGATTAAATTTGCTGTAGCCATTTTTAAATTGATTTAAGTGAGTAAATATTTGACTTATTCAAAGTTATACAAAAAATATCTACATTTGTTATGCTAACAATTACAGTGCAACATACGATAACGGATATTTAAGAACTA